ACCCGCCACTTAACAAATTCCGTGTCAGTTACATAAAGCAATTTTCCAATTTCCGGGTGAGTAATCAGGAATCCGTAACAAGGGCATTCCGTACCATCAGCGTTGGTATGTGTCCACTTACCATCCAGTGTCGTAAGATCAAATGCCATTATTTTTCCACCAGTAAAGCCTATTTCCATAGGTTCTAAACTCTCATATGGCTTAAATACTGGTATTCCCATGTGTTCAAGGTCTGATACGGATAATGAGTGGTCTTTGTGCGTATGGGTGCATATCGCACCCACAACACACTTAACATTCCAGTTAAGACCACGTTTTATGTCCATGATAGGAATTCCTGCATCCAGTAAAAGTGTTTCACCGTTATCTGCCGTTAGAAGATAGCAGTTTCCGGAAGAACCGGAGCCTAAACATTTTAGCTTCATGTTTCTACCTCAATTTCGTCATCTTTTGGAAACTGAAATATGCAGTTATTTACATATTCAACTTTTGATGGCTCATTGTTCATGGTTTGAACTATAATTCCACTATTTTTCAATTTTTCAAACTGTTTTACCACATCTTCTGTAATTTCAACATTTTGAAAAAGAATCGGCATACTAACGTATGCTTTTCTAAGCATTTCCATAGCTTTCTTTGCTTTTTCTGCGGCGGAATATGTAGCAACAACACCCTTCGCAATTTCTGATGGTCGGGCAATGGTATCTCTTATTGCAACAATGGAATTATCTTCTATAATTCCAAAGACAAAATTTTCATACGGAACATCAATCGCCCCATTTTGCGATATAACTCTCATGGCAACCTCCTACTTAAAGCAATCCGGTGTCTCTGCGCTGGCAATGTCCGTCTCTGCGGTCTGCGGTACTTCCTCAAATGTTGCGTCAGGAAACTCGATAGTGTTTGCATTTGCCTGTACCTCTTCTGCCACAACTTTTTCCACATCAAGTTTCACATCGGAAACATCAGGAAATTCTTCCTGTGCATACAAACCTTGGAATTTATCCGGAAAAGCTTCTCTTAATGCCTGTACAACAGCAACTTTTCTTATCATTGTTGCAGGCTTTTTAGACCATTGACCGTTGATTGTTCCATCTTTTTTTCTTCCAACATATTCATCGAAAGATACTGACTGGTACTCCGGTGTCTCTCTTCCTTTGATAAACACTTTAGCCCAACCTCCTACAATAGATTCGTCCTTAAGGACAAAAGATCCTTCTCTTTCTTCAACGGAACCATCTTTCTTCTGAACAATAATTCCTGCTTTTTTTCCTGCATAATTCGGATTTGCATCGGCTCTTTTTGTAAAAACATCTTTTCCGGTAACAATCGTAGCAGGATCATTGTTTCCAAACTTAATTAGGTATGCTTCTTTCAAAAAAGGATTAAGATGCTGATATCTGCAAAGAGACATAAACATCATTACTTCCTGATCCGATACGTTTCCACCACCGCTTACAAGGTACTTTCTTACCGTTGTTGGGGAAATTTTTACAATTTCCCCATTTGATTCGTATTCCACAATTCCTGTGTTTTCCTGCTTCTTTTCGTCTGCCATGTTTCTACCTACCTTTCTACTTTCTTAAGTCCATTAATGTTAATTATGAATACCTGTGTTGTATTTGGATTCTGAATAAGTGCAAGGCGAAAATTATGCATCCTGTCATGCTTCGCAATGTTCAAAACCTTTGCAACCATTCCGTCTTCAACAGAAACTCCCTTAACAAAATTTTGCCTATAACTTCCAAGTCCACTCCATGTATCGTACGTTGAATAACAACCACCGCTTCGTGTTACCTCTATCATGTCACCGACATGGATTTCGCTGTCATTATGTTCCTGCGCTTTTTCTTCCGGTTTGTAGTTTTCAAGGACAACGTACTCTCTGTGCCATGCCGATGTAACTGGTGTTCCATCTTTCTCGATTACAACTCCAGGTTCACTTGTAGAAATAACCTTAAACACATCTCCGTTTTTATAGGGAATAAGATAAGGATGCGCATCCACAATTTTGATGTACTCACCGACTTTAGCTTTTCTCTTCACCTCCCGTACACCGTTATCAGGCTTCACATCCTCGCCCATCAGCCGATTAAAAGCCAACTTAGCACCAGTACGGAAATCAAATTCATCAGCCGGATTGCATTTTGCTTCTGCTTTCTCGCCAGTGGACTTGTCCAGTGCAACTACTTTGTTGTCCTTGCGGTAGATGACAATGGTTTCCTGTTTTGCTTTTCTTACCAAATCAAAACATTTTTCTTCAACCGTAAATACTTCCCCAACACTGCATGACCCTTTTATGATTTTTATTTCCATCGTATAGTCTCTTAATTCTGTAACAATGGCTTCTCTTACAACAGATGTAGTAGTTATGGTATAATTTTCATCTGCTTTTTTGTTTGGTTTAACCACATCTCCAACATAGAATTTATGTTTCATACTTATTCCTCACTTTCCGGCTCGTTCATAAACTTGCCAAATTCATCATTTTTTACTTTGACATCAGCCTTGTAAATCTCCTTAATACTTTTAGGCATCACATGAAATGTCACATCCGTATCAGCAATTTTGCCTTTGAATTTCAAGGCTCCACGGTCTGAAAGTCCCAGGTACACGCCTACACAACACTTGTCATCAAAATTGAATATCACAGTGTCACCGGCATTGATTGTCTCTCCGCTTGTTGTCAGAACAGAAATGACTGTCTCTTTCTTAATCTGCATTCTCCGCATCTCCTTTCTTTATCTCGTCACAAAATATCTTGGCAGAAATTTTCGCTCCAAAAAGAGAAAAAAATAATACTCATGCCAAGATTCTTCGTAATAATAGAATCAAACGGCTCTTCTTCCATTGTTTTTGCAATTATATTGCACATTTCAGCAGCAGAAATCTCAACTTTTTTATCCATATCATAATCATTATTAGGCATTAGCTACTTCCTCCACTTTCAAACTCGCATCATCACTTCTTCGGAACATAATCAACTGACTGTCAACATCAGGAATCTTCCAAGGGTCAAGGCTCTCGGTATCGTCAACCATGATAGGCAATTCCACACCGCACCGCTTCTGAAACGCATTGCAAATGTCAATCTCCGTCAGAATCCTTGCTCCGTGGTTCATGTTCCGGCTGTAAGGCTCTCCACGGTATGTAAAGTCACAGCATTCTTCCGTGTCACCATTCACAAGAGGTCTAAACATACGAACTGTGCAGAAAGAAAGATACTTGTTCACATCAGCTTCCAGCAGTTCGTTCTTCTTCCGGCTGAATTTCTTTAAAAGGTCAAGCTGTGCCTGCACATCCGTAATCTTCTGTGCAATGTTCTTGCGCTCCTGTTCCAGTTCTGCAATACGCTTATCCACACTCTCGTTAATGCTTACACTCTCCAAAGACTTATCAACCACGGAAATATCCTTGCGTATCTGCTCTTCATCACCTTTTAACTGGATTCTAAGAAGATTCATGTCAGTGAATTTGTGCATGGCAGCTTCTTTCTTTGCAATCTGTGACTGAATAGCTTTGTATTCTTCTGTGTTGGAAATATCCACGCTTGCCGGAATGGAATTTAAGGCATTATCAGCAATGGCAATCTCTTTTTCCAACCGCTCCACTTCATCCTCGGTCTTTTTCAGTTCCTCACGCTTATGCTCCAGTTCTGCCTGATCCGCTTTGATATGTTCAGCGCAGGAAGAACCCTCTTTAGTAATAAGTTCCAATTCATGTGCCTTATGCGTATCAAACTCCGTTCTTAACTGCTTTTTCTTCTCTTCCGGATATTCCTGTCCACAGTAGGGGCAAATCAGAGAATTTTCATCAAATTTAAGGCTTTTATTCAAATCCCAACTCTTCTTCAATTCCTGTCTCTTCTGTTCATACTGTGCAATGCGCTTTTCCAGTGCAGAGATCTCTTCACGAATGGTATCTGCCTTAAGCAACTCTTTCTGATGCTCATTCTGAACTTGGTTCAATGCCGTGCGCTTCTCTCTTCTGTCCTTATCAAGTTTTTCATTTGCTTTCTGCTGTAATACACTCAACTGACCTTTTAACTCAATGATTCCATCAGAAAGCTTATCGTAGGAAATCATGCTGTTCTGCGTATCTGTCTGCTGCTTAATGTTCTCTGACAGCTTATCCATTAAAGCTTTCTTTTTCAGTTCCAAATCCGCAAGGTCAATATCCACTCTCTGACGGCTTACCTCGTCAATTCGGCTTGGAATTTCATCCAGTAAATCCTGCAAACCTTTGGTTCCATTTCTTCCCCTTGTGCCGTATAACTGCGTATTGCAACGCTTTTTCAGTTCATCAACCGTTCCATCCTGCAGAACAGTCCTTAATGCTTCAAACTCCGGAAACTGATTGCAAATGTCATCATTACTGTGCTGGCCAAACATATCAGTGAGAAGTGCTCTCTGATCCGTGCCACCTTTCAGCAGAAGTGTCATGGCATTGATGCAAAGTGAAAACTTATCTTTTCCGCATACACTCTCTTCTAAAAATGCTTCAAAATCTGCTGCCTTTTTTGGAATATCATTCACATAGTAATCCGTGACATTTCCGGTAAACTCGCCTTTCTTATTGAAGTTCTGACGGCATACTTTTTTCAGAACCTTGTCTGTACCGTCAATTTCCACGGTAACTTCTGCGGTAATATCTCCGTCGATGTCATTGCCGTCCTTATCGTGCGGTCTGATTCCGGTGATCTCTCTGCCGTTCTCGTCACGGCATCCAAAAATATACTGAATTGCTCTTTTGATCGTGGACTTACCTGTTTCATTTACACCGGAAACCTCTGTCCGGTCGTATAAATCAGTGTCCACTACGTTAGAACCATAGAATTTGCAGAAATTCTGCAAAAAGGTGTGTTTAATCCTCATTTTTCCTATCCTCCCAAAGATATAAATACAGTGAATTAACAAACATATAGATTGAGACCGGCTTGTCTGTCTCATTGATCTCCTTGTATAGCTCTGTGCTTGGGTTCATCTTATCAACAACCCACTTGATCGCCCGGTACACGCTTTCCTTGGTTGTGCTGTGTTCCTCTCCGATAATCCGGTAGATTTCAGAAAGTCTTCTGTTCCGGTTCTCAAACATCAGCGTTTCAACCTCGATGATGTACTGGAATCCCGGCAAGTACTGTTTCAGCCCCAGTTCTACCAAGATTTTTCTTATCTTCCTTTCCATTTCCTCACTCCTCCGGCTTTCAGTCTTCTGTTACGTGGATCATGTTGTCCTCTTCGCTGATATACAAGATTCCTGCATCTAACAGTCTTGCAATCAGAATCTCATTCGCACGGACGATGGGGATAATCTGTCGCTTCTGCATAAAAATACTCCTTTCTTAACCATTTTTTCTTCCCGGTATTGCGGTTTACAATTCTGTAATAGAATGCTGTTTCACGGTCAACTTCCCATTCTTTCGGACTGTAAAATATCTTTCCGATGCACCCTTTGACGGTAAACCGCTTTTTGGCACTCATACGGTGTCCTCCGCAAGTTTTCCTTGATTCCACCATGAGAAATCACAAACTCTGTCCCTTGAAAAAGAAGTAGCACCATTAGTCCATGTAAATATTTCCCCACCTTCAAATTTTGCAAAATATCTAGGTTTCCAAGGGTCACTATCGGAATCTCTTACGTACACTTTCGTGTCCACAGGCACTTTCGACCAGTCAACAGGTGGTTCAACATATTCCTGCTCTGCCCATTCTTTGAACCTTTCCCTGCATCTGCTTTTATCACTCCATGCGCAATCGGAACAAAGTATTACATTGCAATCACATAACTTTCCTTCTTTGTCCACAGCTATCTCTATACTATCAAGTGCCATGTCAATAATCTGTTCCGCATACTTCTCTCTGTTCGTCATTTTCCATTCATCCTTTCCAGTTCTGCGCTCCTGGTTAATATCCAGTCTGCGTAATCACTTAATTCTGTCTTTGTAGCTGCGTTCTTCTCTCCGTGGTAAACCATGAGGACAATTCCTACATCACAGTACTTTTCAAACAATTCCGACAAGTAGTCGGCTCCCACATGGATATTGCCGTCCACGGAGTAGATGTCCGTCACTCCCAAACGTTCCATGCGGTCTTTATGCCATCTGTCAGAAATCTGCATCAAACCTTTGCAACCGCCACTTTCCACATCCAGTCTGCCAGAAGATTCTTTCTCGATCATTGCCATAAGCATTTCCGGGCAGATGCCGTATTCCTCACCGTACTTTACACACGATTCCTGCGCTTCCTCGGAGATAAAACTGCCGGATGGCTGTGCCGTGGAAGTAAATGTGATGGAGAGTGCTATTATAATAGGAAGAAACAGCTTTATTGTTTTTCTCATGCGCTTTCCTCCTCAATAGGTTCAATGCCAATCTCTTTCAGCTTGTTGTATAAGAACATCCTGCCTTTCTGTGTCCATACGGTAAGTGGCTTTGTTCCGGTGCTTCCGTCATGCTTAACATAATCATTTGTCTTTGTTCTCACATAACCCTTGCCCTGAAAGTCTGCGTACAATATCCACTGGTCACCGACTTTTCTCTGAATACCGGCTGTTCTTAAAACTGAATTGAACCTCACCGCACTCATTCCGTAGTCCTGCGCAATCTGTGTAACCTTCATACAGTCGTTAGATGAAAGAATCTTGTCCACATAGTCAACTTTTGGTGTCATATCGGTGATCACGGCATCCATCTGTTGCACTGTGGTCTGCAACTGCTTAACCTCTTCCTCTTTCTGCGCAAGCATCCTTTGTGCTTCGACAACTGCCAGCGCAATCAATTCCTGTCCAGTAGGGATATGTGCCTTAATGGAATCTTCCATTTCGTGGAAACGGTCAATGTACTTTGCCGTAAATTCTGTTCCCCTAACTCCGGTCATCTTATGTGCTATGAACTCGCAGCCTTTCTTTGTGACCAAGTAGCAGGGTCTTTCCTGATTGTTTGCATCTTTGTACTTGCTTTCCGTAAAAAAATCGCCCGAGCCAATTTTGGCTTCGGCTAGCTGTTCAATATAATTTCTTATATCTCTCAGCAACTTGCTGTGCTCTTTCCCTACCATTTCCGCTACTTCCACGGAAGATATTGTTTTCTGCTCTAATTCGTTCATTGTTCTCCTTTCTGTGGTATACTCTCCTATAAAGGAGGTGGTAATTTGGTATACAATGGTTTTTGCGATAAGCAAAACAAAATGTACTCTGTTGATTTTAGGCAAATATCTGTTGGCTCTTTGGAAGATATTAAACCCAAATTTGAAAATGGAAGATTAGACTGCAAATATGCTGGTCTCACTGGTTGCTGCAACAACCCAAGGCAATGCTCCATACTTCAAAATATCAGCAGATGATGGAATGGCTCTCTGAAATATGGGAGCCTATTCTTTTTTAAAGTTAATGCTTTCTATTTCTCCTAACCCCTCCTGCATAATCCGCAACACTTTCATATCCGTTGCAAGATTAAGTGCATTAAGGTCAAGTGTCAGAGTAGGAATATCATCCCCAACCCCTTG